TAACTGCCATTATTCATCCCTATTCATTTGTTCTTCAAGTTTTTCTTTTGCTGCCTTTATGCCAGCAAGTCTTACTTCTAATGCATCCTCATATCGATGAAGCATTTTAAGTTTCCACTTTTGACGGTCTTCTTGACTCATCTTGTTTTTGCAAAACATTTTTACTCCTCCACTATTTGAACCGATGTTAGGCTATTGGTAGTAATTATATTTTGAGCAGAGGCCTCTGTACCATATACAAACGCAAAATCTTTTATTCCCCAAGAAGTATCAACGGGAGCTGGATCTAGAACACTAGCTTTAACAGGATCCTTATAATATAATCCAGAATTATTAGTTATATAAAATGCCATAGTAAAACGCAGGTCTCCGTAGGTATTTAGACAAAAAAAGAGAGTCCCTGAGGACTCTCTCTTCTGTGTGTGACCAGCATAATGGTTCACATGAGGTTCTTAACTGCAACTCTTCTGTAGTAGCGGTTGGAGTTAATGGCAAGTCTGCCAAGTCCTCTTGTTGTACCTTCTGCGAATGGGTTAGCAACCAAACCATATCTGGTCTTGAAGCCAATCTTGGGCTGGAAGGTGTTCTCACCCACTGCTCTGACCATCTGTAATGGAACATAAGGGCAGTAGAAGAGACCAGCATCATAGGGGCTGGAACCTTTGTAACCAACTGTGTAGTACTGGTTACCAGAGTTGGTAGCAGTGTTAGCAGCAGCTAGGTTAGCAGAGTATGGGTCAATGTAGACTCTGAACTTACCATTGATTGTACCAGCAAATGTGTTGCCAGTGTCATCAACATTCAGGTTAGCATTGAGTGCAGGTGTGTAATCCAGGATACCTGCCATTGTGAGAGCAGATGCAACGTCTGCAGAGCAAAGGACCATGTTGCCTTTTCCGCGACGAGTTCTCTGTGCGATAGCATTTGCATCTCTTTCGATCTGGAATAGAAGTCCTTTGAACTTCTCAACAGACCATCTGCCATTTGAGTCAATGTCAAGGTCGAATACACCAGCAGTTGCTGTATTAGAAACAGCACCTTGCTCAGCAGTCATATAGACTGTTCTGATAACTTCTCTGTTGATTTCAGCAAGGATCTCAGTGGAGAGAATGTTAGCAAGTTCTGCTTCTGCATTTAGACCATGAATTGCCTTGAGGTCTTGAGCGAGTTCTAATGAGTACTCAGCTTTCAGAGCTCTTGACTTGGCAGTAACAGTGACTTTCTCAATCGAGAATGCCATCTGGTTGAACTGTGTGCTGGTAGCACCACCTAGTGCTTCAGCATCACCTGTCTGCATTCCTTCACCAACGTTATACTGAGCAGTGTTAGTGCTTGCAGTACCAACTGGGTTAAGGACTGAAGGGTTAGTACCCTGCTGTGCAGTAGTACCCAAACCAACAAGTGCATCTGACATACCACCAGTCAGATCTCTTGCAGCATTCTGACCAGACCAAGCGGAATCTGCTTCATTGAAGAGAGCCTCACCTGGATAAGTTCCAGTACGGTCTGTACCATACATGGATCTCATGGCAAAGATTAGTCCAGTAGGACCACTCATTGGTTGAACGCCAGCCAGGTCATAAGCAACCAGGTTAGGCATTGCACGTCTGATTAGTGAAATCAGAACTGGGTCGAAACCTGCAACAGGACCACCAGCAGCAGCACTACCACTGAAACCAGCGGCTGGTGAACTACCTGATGAGTTTGTTGGTGCAGCTTCCATGAGGTTGATGCCGCTATTAAAGGCACTTTCCTCTTTTAAAAATTTCTCTTGGTTTTCTAACAGGACAGCGGTTACCGCTCTACGATGGTTGTCTTTGATTGGATCAAGACCCTCATAGTCTAGAAGTGGTGCCCACTTTTCCTGCAGATGTTCTGATTGGAACATTTGCGTTTACCTTTTAATGTTTATAGTGTTTGAATTAATATTAAATTCAGTTTGACTTACTAAAAGCACCCAATGTTCTTAGATAAGCATCCATTCCTGCACTTACAGGAGCTTCAGTATTATCTACACCTTCGGAAAGGGTTTGTTGGGATTGGGTTTTAGCAGCAGGAGCTTTTGTGGAGAAATATGACTCCTTTAAAGTCTCCAATTTTTCACGATATTCTGTTTCACTTTCAAACTCTACACTTTCGGAAAGTGAGGCGAGCTTCTCTTTCTGTGTGGCAGCAAGGCCATCAGAAACAGACTCAAGGATACCATCAGCAACCGACTCTGCGAGACGCTTGTTAAGGGTGATATTCTTGTCTATTTGCTCATTGAGCTTGGTTTCCATGTCATCAAGTTTTTCTACCATATTCTCAAGGACATCATACTTATCTTCAGGGATTGTTACATAATGTTCTTCAAATAGTGACTTCATACCTCCCAAGAAGGATTCAGTCATTTCTGTTTTGAGTCCATGCTCTATGGCAAGTGCGTTTTCTGTCATCCACTCTTCTGCCACATACTCAAGATAGGAATCAACACGCTCTTGCAAAGCACTTTTCTCTTCTGCAATAGCTTCTGTTAATTGCTCTTGATAATTAGCCTCAAGGGACTCTTTAATTTCTTTTGTCTTGGAATTGATAGCAGCCTCAAAAATTACTTTGGCTTTTTCTTTAAATTCCTCAGAGAGATCCTCTCCACCTAGAAGTGCATTAACATCTTCATCGATGTTGACTTCAGGTTCCTGAGTTTCTTCTTCTACTGTCTCTTGGTTTTCAGAAACTACCTCTTCAGTAGTTGGCTCTTCAGCAACTACTTCTTGTGAATCTTCAACCTCCGCCTCATCGCCTTGCTTTAGAGTTGCCATTGGTTCTGCCGGTTTTGCATTTTTGTTGACTATATCTTTAACAGTCTTTAAACCAGGCTCCTTTAGTTTAGCAGAGTCGTTAGTTGGACTATAGTTCTCAGGAGTTGGTCCTCCGAGATCTTCGTAGGGCAGTGAATTGCCAGGTGTAATATTAGCTACTTTACCCAAAGGCTCAGCAGGTTTAGCATTGGCATTCACAGCAGTCTTAGATTGCTCCATTTCTTGTAATTTCGTACCACGAGACATTTTTACAGCTCCGATTTTCGATTAGTAAAATCTATATTTATTTATAAAGTGTTAAATTTACAATGAGTTTAAAAACTCATTAAAAACATTCAATTTTGATTCATCTAGTTGTTTTTGGTCAACTAAAGTATTAATTTCCCTGTAAGCCTTGGCAGCGGCCCTCTCTCGAAGGATTCCGCCATCCCAAACCCACTCTTTTCCTTCCATAATTCCTTCAACAAATGCATCAGGTGCAGAAGGATCTGCCACTATATCTGCTGCAGTTGAAAGCATAAAGTCATCTCCGACCACACTTACACCCTCTCTTGTGGCTTTTAGAGAACCAATTCCTCTAGAAGAAACTCCTAATTTTACCCCTTCTCCAATAAGAGATTTGGCAATTTTCCCCATTGGTGTATCAAGGATTTTTGCCTTTCCAATGAAGTTAGTTCCACTTTCTTTTAGTGAAACAATTTTATGAGAAACTCTGTCAAGATTAACAGTAGGTCCTTCAGGGTGGCCAAGTTCTCCAAGTGCCCTTCCCTTTTGAACATGGTTTTCACTGTATCTAGAAACTTCCTTTCTCAGGACGCTCATAGGATACATTCTACCATTTCTATTTTGAAGATCACCTTGTAAGAAGATGCCCTCTATAAACATGTTCTTTTTCCCGTTTTTTTCTTCAACGAGAAATTCAACAGATTCTATTTCTTCTCTAATGAGTTTCATTGATTCTATCCTGAAAGTTGACCTTGTTGATAATGTACTGATCCATGATTTTTAGCACCTATACCTTTGGTGCTCAATTTAATTGAAGCCCTTAATTCAGCTCCTGTAGGTTGGGTGTTAGATCCTCTAAAGGCAGTTATAACTCCTATAAAATCTTGATAACCCCAAGTAACTACTAATCTAGTACCATAATATCCAGGATCTTGACCATTAGGACCTGAAATATTAGCACCATCTTGAATACTAGCAATTGGTTTATGAGTAAATTCAAAGTGCTTATCAAGGTTATCATCACCACTAACTCTCAAACTAACGTTCTGACCAACATAAAAAGGATTACCAGTACCTTCTGGGAAATCAATAGTTGTTGTAGTTGCAGCAGTAGTAATTCCTACAATTCTTTGGGCAGCGGGTCTTCCAATATTAAGGATATGCTCCTGATTTTCATGAAGATAGAAACTATCAGTTACATCTCCAGCACTACCAGCAACAGCAGTGGATCCTGCTGCAATAATTGAGTTACGTCCTTCACAACATAATCTCATATATTCCCCTTGATGGAGAATCGGATCACTATAAGTTATAGTGCTGCCATTTGCAGCCACCCCAATAGTGGAACCACTTCCTACAGGTCTAAACGCTTGGCTCATTATCCTTAAATTACAATAGTCCTTCTAGTTATTTATAGTGTTAAGCTACTTTACCTATACTAGGTACGGTACCCACTGCAGTTTCAGGATTTTCAGCAGAAATTTCTTCCTCTTCTTCTGATTCTTGATCCAAATTAACATCACTATCTAATTCTGCTTCTGGATTTTCAGGATTATCTAGATCTACATCTTGATCGAAAAGAGAATTAGCTACATCTGGTTTAATAGAATTTATTTTTTCTGCGCTTTTAGCAAAAAGAATATCCTTAATCTTATCGCTAACTTGCGAAGCAGATTGATCAGTCGTCAAAAGATCCATAAGTTCATCCATTGTTTAAAAAATATTAAATCTCACCCTTATTTATGATCTCTTTAGAGAAGTCTTTAACTACAGGGTCTTTAGGTGTAGTTGGCGCTTGCATAGCATCAGGTGTAACTACATCTTCGGGTGGTGCTCCGGCCATTGGATCCATTGCTAACATAGGATCTACTATGGTTCCATCTGCAATTTCCTTTTTAATTAATTCATCCTGTTCAACAATCTCTTCATCAGTTTGACGAAGGACTTTACGTCTTACATAATCTGCAGAATAGTATCTTCCAACATAAGGATCAGCCAAACTAGCCAAATTCAATCTTTCTGTAGTCAATTCTGCATCTTTCAACTCTGCAAAATGATTATCATAAAGGAAATCATACTGAATATGCTCACTCATTATCTCCCAATCTTCTGGAGTTACAACATTTTTAAGCAGTAATTGAGTTTTTAGCATATCATTAAACATATGAGAGAATCTTTTCCTCATTCTCCCTACAAATTTACTAAATTTAATCTCATCTCTTAAGATTTCTGAAGATCTACCCAGACTAAACCCAGATCCCTCACCTTGAATTCTAGTTTCTGGAACATTTAATGATCTATAGAGTTTTCTTTGGAAATAATTGATGTCTGTAATCTCTCCAAGATTTTGTCCACCAGGAAGAGTAGTAATCTCTGTTCCACGACCACCTTCTCTTCTAGGAAGCCAGAAATCTTCCATCATAGACATGAATTTTTTATCATCTCTAATCTCACCAGTATTGGCATCATAAACTAATTTGTTACGATACCTCATCATTACATCACGAAGATACTGTTCTGCCTTAATTTTAGGCAAATTTCCAACATCAATGTAAAAAATTCTTCTTTCAGGTGCTCTAGAAAGACGATAAATGACCAAACTATCCTCAATCATCATCAATTGATTGAGTGGTTTGATTGCTTTATGTAACCAAGAAAGAGTTGTACCTTTATTTCTGTCTACTAAACCAGAAGTACAGTAGCAAACAGAATCTTTGGTCATTTTAACGCCTTTTTGAGGGTTATTATTACCTCCAGCATAGGCATTACCACCACCAATTCTGTCATAACTACCAGGATTATAGACAAAATACTCTTCTATATCAGGAAAATTGTAAACTTGAGCAGGATTTGTCTCTGACGATGAACTCAATACTGCACTAGAATCTCCCTTTCCTTTCTTCAAAGCACGTACATAACGCATTTTTGAAGAATCAATATATCTTAACTCTTGAATTCCTTCATGAGGTGCTTTTTGGTCTATAACTTTATTATAATAAAGTCTTCCATCAATATACCAATTTCTAAAAATTTCATGAGCTTTTCTATCAAAATCCAAAAGCTCTAAAATATATTTAAATTCTTCTCTAACTCTCTTCTTAATATTATCACTAGCATTTAAATTAGAAAGTTCAATTGCTACAGGAGTATCATCAGTATCAGCAACAATAGCTTCATTTACAATATCCTCAATTGCACTATCACACTCTGGATAGAGAGACATTTGACGATATCTTCTAATTAAATCATTTTCAGTTCGATAAACCCCTTCAATATCTACATACGACCCAAAAAACCCACTACTGATGTAATTCTCTGATCCATCCTGATTATTAGGAGGAACTGGAGAAACTACACCAGGTGGGGTTTTATCTAAATCTTCAATTGAGAAACCAAATAATCTCGCAGCCATAGCAAATATTTACAGAAGTTTTTTACCTTCTAGTATTTATCACTCTACCGAACTCTGTTCTGGAGCTGGATTACTGGATTCTTGTGAATTACCAATGGTGAAGTATTGAACTTGGAATTCTACATCAAATTGCTCAATGGTATCTCCAGTATCATAACTCAGTGCTATCTCACTGATATTAGTTGGGAAGATATCATAGAACTTATAAGTTCTTAAAACTGAGCTATTTGCACCATCATTGGTTGTTGAATTAATGGTAGATCCTCTACCTAATTGCTGAACATATGCATCAGTCATGTAAGATGATGGACTAGTTACTCCAGTAGCATCATCCAACTTACTAACAACATTTGCCCATCTCTCAAAAGCAGTTCTAATAATGAAATTCTCATCATTAATAACACTAATTGTCCAAGGTGCAAAAGTTCTATCACCAGCGACCTTTAAAATTCTTCCTCTAAAAGGAACATCTACATTTGCTATAGTAGAAGCGGGAAGTTGAGCAGCTTTGCACATGAACTTGAAAAGTCCATTTTCAGCATCATCGCCTGATCCCCATGCTGATTCTATAGCAGATGGAAAAGCGGGAATAGAAACCTCAAACAGATTCGGCCTGGCGCCTCCTCCAGAGAGTTTCGATTTAAATTGTGAAAGTGTTCTAGTGGCAGCCATTTGTTTAAGGTTCCTCCTATTATGTTATTTTAGCGACCCGGCACGCTTAACCTAGGACTGTGGGATATCAAACAGTTCCTACAACTTCGTTAAATGCAACACCAGTTCTGGTTGCAACGAATGTCAGGGTGATATAATTAATTGATTTAGTGGGCTTCAGGAAGATATCAGCCCTAAACTCATTATTGTCAATAACATCAGGAGTGTTATTGGTTTCATCACAAACTACTAGGAAGTCATAAACTCCTCTCTTAGCTTGGATGTCACGAAGATAAGGTTCAACAATGTTAACAAAGTTAGACCTTGTATTAGAATCATTTAATTCAAATAGCTGAGCATTTGCTGCACCCTCAAGTGCTTGCTCAACAGTAAGGAATAGCCTTCTAACATTGATTCTATCGAAGGCAGATGCATAATTCAATGCAGTCTTATCACCAAACAGAAGGATTCCGGATCCTTTCTGATTAATAATGGAGTTAATTCTTGCTCCATACAATAAATCTCTTTGTGCCTTATTAGGATTATAGGCAAGTTTAATTGCACTATTAAGAATACCTCTTTGAACACCTGCAGGAGAGAACCAAGGATAAGCATTAACTGCAGTCCTTACCATCAATCCAGCAACGTCACCATTGCAAGGGATATACCTAAACTCATTATTAAATCTATCATAAGTGTACTTGTATCCAGAATCCAAAACTGCATAAGAAGAAGAGGATATTGGACTAAAGAACTTCAATAGATTGTTAGTCTGAGTAGTAGTATTAGAAACATTAACTATGTTTGCTCTATGAGGTGAAACACAAGCAACACAATCTTTTCTATCATTTGCAATAGAAATTAGTAGATTAGCTTTTGCTTGAGACTCAGCTTCTGTAGCTCCTCCAGGACCCATAAGTAAATAATCAACTTCTATTTCATCCTTATTGGAGAAAAGTTCATAAGAAGTCTTAAGATTGGATAGTGTAGCAGTATATCCACCATTAGCATCATAATCTACACCACCAGTAAGTGAGTAAGCAACATTACCAATAGAACTAAATGTTACTCCTTGTGCTTCTACACCCCAAACTCCTTCTGCTGTTGTATTAGCAGTATAAGCAGTTGAGAAACCAGCAGCCAAAGGTGTAGTACTCCAATAAGCATCTGTTGCTTGAGATGGATCATATCCAGCATACAGATAATTAGAATTTTCTGCTAGGTAATCCTTATAATATGTCTTCAAAGGATTATCTCCATCAGCAATGGTATCCTTTGCTTTAGAAAGGAAAAGATTCTTTTCAAGAATATTTCCTTGAATTCCTGTTACATCTCCATTGTCATCTACAACAACGACATGCATACTATCATTACCACCACTTCTAGAAGAAACAAAGTTACTAGTCTTAGGTCTAGGTGCAATAGTTTTCCAATAAACTGTAGAATTGGTAAGATTTAATGTTTGTGCATCATACCAATCATCTATAGAAGTAACTGTAACAGCTTCTCCACCACCACCAGCAGTTCCAGTATTAATACCAGAATTGTTCACAAAATACATGGACTTACCATTTTCAATAGATCTGGCAGGATCAGCTTGAGCATACTCTACTGCGGTGTAAGTAGTTGCGTAAGATACTCTTTGTACGATTTTTACTGAGACATTACTATTTCCATTAACAGAATCAGTACCAACTCCAGTAACAATACCTTTTAAGTATCCTGTAAATGCAGAAGTAGTACCAGCACCTGGGATAACAGTGTTATCAATACTAATAGTAACACCATATCCAATTTGAGCACCAGCAGCTGCTGGACTAGTAGTTGAGAAACCAATTATTTGGTCTGCTTCATTATCAATGAAACATACTTTTGCTGAGTTTGCCCAAGTTCCAGGAGTTCTAGCTGCCCATGTCCAAGCAGTAGGGGTGGTAAAGTTGGCATAATAATCATCCTTATTCTTAATCTTGGTGCTTGAATCAGATGCATCACCCACACCAGCATTAGCACTGTTTAATTGGGTATCATCTGTTCTAATTACTTTCAGTACACCACCATAAGAAAGGTAAGAAGATGCAGTCATCCAATACTCATATTGCCTATCAGTTGAGAGAGGCTTACCAAATTGATCAATAAATTGCTGTTGAGTTTGGATATCCGTTGCTTCGTCAATAGGTCCAATCGAAAATGGTCCAGCAATAGCCCCAATATTATCAAGGACATTCTCGGCTCTTCCGACTGTTAAATCAACTTCTCTGACGAGTACGCCCGGAGACAATTGAGGAGTCGCCATGTTTTTTTACCCCTAGTTCTCAGTTTATCTATAAATTATTTATTATTTTGCCTCTTTACATGTAATCCCACATGTAGGATCTGTCACCATATTCATCAGTATGCCACCTATCTCCATCCACATCTACAAAACTCCCTTCATCATCTATTCCATCACTCATAAACCCAAAAGGTGCCATATCTTGTTCTATCTGATTTTTCTGCTCTTCATATAATCTCTTTCTTACATCTTGGTCTGTAAGTTCTTTAAAATAATCTTGTGCAACTAACCATGCATATATTACCAAACACATTGCAAGATCATCATTACATCCTTCCTCTGCTTCAAATGAATTATGCTTAGAAATAAAGGTAGTGAGTTCAGAAATAATATCATAATCACAGAGAGTAACTTTATTTTCTTCTATTAAAGTCTTAAGATTAAGAGCACCAACCTTCTTAACAGTCTTTGACATCTTGACTCCCAATTGAGTCTTCTTGCCAGAAAATCCCTGTCCTACTACTTGACCTGCTCTACCCCTCATGGAACACATAAGAAGATTTTGATATTCCAAATCATACTGTAAAATAGATGCTACCTGATCTCCAACATCATTAACTTCACATAATACAAATGCGTCATTATAATTTTTTCCAACCTCCTCAATTACACTAGGAAAAAGCATAGGTTTAATTTCATTGTTCCTATACTTTGCTACAATTTTATGAGGAAACTCAGTGATGTCTGCTACTACAAAGGCGGAATAATCATTTCCTACACCTCGAGCCACATCTACCGTCATTGCATAATCATGATTCTTTAAAGGAGTTTCATAAATGTCTAATCCAGCATTTTTTTGAACAGGCGAATCATAAACTAAAGTTTTTAATTTACTAGGAGCTATAAGTGTATCAA